CGTAGGCAACATTGTGAATTTTTAGAAGCTCAGTTAAAGGATCTTTCAATTTCATGTGGTGTTTATTTGGGTGGTATGAAAACAGTAGAGCGCGAGAAAACAGTAAATTGTTCAGTTATTTTAGGTACTTACCAGGCATCAGGTGAAGGTTTTGATGTACCTGAATTGGATACTCTTATTTTGGCAACTCCAAAGAGTGATGTTCAACAAGCAATTGGACGTATTCTTAGACAAAAAAATAAAAATGAACCGATAATTATAGACATAGTAGATTCATTTTCAATTTTTAAAGGTAGTTATTACAAACGTAGAAAATTTTATAAACTAAGTAATATTGAAATAAATTAATTTAAACTGTAATTGAGTTTCATGAAAATAACTATATTTAAAAATAACAAAATACTTATTAAGATAAAAAGTAATATGATCAATACAAGTATTATATAAATAAATTTTTTAATACGATTCCATACACGATCCTTGTTTATTATATTTAATACGCCTTTTTCTTCCATTATTATTAAGTTAATTTAAAAAAAAAGAATATTTAACTTAAATGGTTAAATTACAATTTAACCCGAAACAACAAAGCTCAGAAAATGTTGTTTCGAGTAAAACTACAAAGAGAAAACTATTAAATCTAAACCCTTTTATTGATTCCAATTTAATTGTCAATGAATTAAAAAATAATAAAATCCATGACTATATCGGATTGGAAAATTGTCATTATACATTAAAACAATGGTACTTTTCTGAAGAAAAAGCTAATTTAAAAGAAAACAAGAAACCTTTTTTAATTATAGGTCCTACTGGTTGTGGTAAAACATCACTTATTGAACTTTTTTGTGAAGAAAATGATATTTCTATTTATTCTGTAAAAATATCTGATAAAACGAAAAAAGACATTTTAAAGGAAATTCAGCTTTTTTCTCAATATTCTGCTAATTTTTTTATAAAAAGTGTATCGAAGAAAATTATATTTATTGATGAATATCAAAATGGACAAAATGATGTTTTTAGTATAACAGATATTTCAGAATTAATTACTAAAACTGATTTACCTATAATAATTATAAGCTCTGATTCAAAAGGCTCAAAATTAAGTGAATTAAAAAAGTTCTGCGATGTTTATTACATAGCTGAAATAAATTTCGGTGTAATTAAAACATGGATTTCTTCAAAATTTAAAGATATTCCTGAAAATGATTTACTGAAACTTATTAAAAAATGTAAAAGCGATATCCGTCTTTTATTAAATACACTCCATTTTAGTAAAAACAAAGTATTGGATAATTGTTATAAGGACTTTGATATAAATATTTATGATTTTACACAAAGTTTATTTAATGACATTGAACCAATTACTTTAAATGATATTTTTAAAATTTACCAAACCGATGGATTTTTAATAAGTAACTTAGTTCATGAAAATTATCTTGACTTCAACAATGATATAGACGCAATTGCAAAATCAGCTGAAAGTATATCATTAGGTGATTATATCTTTTCAGATACATACGATTCTACTCGATCATTTTTGCCAGATTTTCATTGTTTAAATGCATTGGCAATACCAAGTTACTGTTCAAAAAGTGATAATAAAGTTCAACTTAGAACAAGTTGTATAAATAATCGTTACAATATTTATCTTAACAATAAAAAAATCGTTAATAAAATTAATTTAAATATTTTTGATATTTTTATAATTAAAAAGATTTTAAATCACGATCTTGTTAAAACAAAAGTACTTTCAGAGTACCAGAAGGACTATCTTAAAAACGTAAGTTCCATTGGTATAGAAAACCTTGAACTCATTTATAAACATTTTAGTGATTTTAAAGAAAATTCTAAACCAAAAAATTTCACATTAAAATTTAAAGAAAAAATAAAACTTATTATAAATGGAATATGAGGATCTAAGAATTCTTATCATTGAAAGAACTAATTTCGAAAATGAAATTTTTGACTTTTTAATTAACCCGCTTGTGTTTGTACCACCAGATGATCCATTTTGGGATCCAGTTACTGTAAATTTAAATGATTCTCAAATAAATCAATTAAAAACCATTGAAAAAGAAGCTGAATGTTTTATTTGTACCAACATTTCATTGAATTTTAGTAATTTAAATTGTTGTAACAATGATATTTGTTCGGATTGTACTTTTAATTGGTTTTCAAAATCAGTAAAGTGCCCATTTTGTAAGCAAGATCTACGTGACTTTATTTAAGACACGCTTTGCGCGATTTTATTTAATTTAATTTAAAGAAACACTTAACTTAAAATAAATGAGTTATTCATCGGTTAATGCAAATGGTGAATTCTTTGATACAGATTTAACAGTTTATTCAAGTGTTTCAGCTGATTCCATTTACATGAGAACATTTGAACAAATTATATCTGAACGTTGTGATTTACATCCTCAGGGATACTACAGAAATGTTTTTGAATCCATTCGTGATAAACTTTTTGTTTTAGGTGAAATTGAACAAAGCATCAGTGATTCCGATTACAATAAATTCAAGGAAAAACACAACATTTCTAAAATAACCGATACCATCGATACATTTAAAAAAAATATAAGTGATCTTTATGCTAGAAAAATTGAAATTGAAATAATGTTAGATAAATCCAATAAAGAATACACCAGTTTTTGTGAAAATATAAAGAATTCTGTAAAAAGTATTGAAATAATTAACAATTTTACAAAAGACGATGAACTATTAAAACAACTTTTACTTGATAAAATTGAAAGCTGTTATACTCAATTAAACCTGGAATCCCTTAAAAAAGAACACCTCGAAATTATTTCTGAATTTAATTTCTTGAAAAATACACTTATTGAATTTTCAGGAATAAATTTTAGTACAATGTGTGGAGTATGTATGGATAAACAAGTAAGTTGGTATATAGATCCATGTGGTCACACTCTTTGTAATGAATGTAAAACTAAATGCGAAAGTACAATTAATTGCCACTATTGTCGTAATAAAAAGAATTGTTATAAAAGATTGTACCTTTAAAAAAATAATGTTAAAAATAAATGAAAATACTTTTAAGTTTATTTGTTTTTTTTGTTTTATTAACTATCTATTGGCTGACTAAAGCGAGTAATGCTGAGAAAAATGGAACACCGGAGTCATCTGGTTATATTGCAGGATCTTTTCTTTCTTCTGTGATAGTCATTTATTTATTAATTTTACAACTAATTATTCTTCCCTTGTTTTCTATTTTATTTAAAGTTTTAAAGAATATTATTAAAAATGTCAAATCGCGTTGAACAACTCAAGGACATCCAACAAAATGCCCTTGAACTATTTAAAAGAAAGAATGCAGACTACGGTGATGCATTTGCTAAATACGGTCTTGTCGGTGTTCTTATGAGAATTGAAGACAAAATCCAAAGGTGTCTGAGTATAACCAGATCAGGTATTAATTTGGTTAATGATGAAGCCCTAGAAGATACTCTTTTAGATCTCCATAACTATGCTGCAATGGCTTTAATGCTTTCGCCTGCTAAAATAAAACCTTAATTGGTAAATTACTACTTTGTTTGTAAAGACCTGCAACAACTATCAATGACTTCGCAATTTCTTCAACAACAGGGAAATCCTGGTCTTCAATGTAAAGACTGGGTACAAACTCAACTTCATTTACGAAGTACCCCATTGGTGCAGATTCTAAACCTGAACCGACATCTATTCTTGTCAAAATTGGATTACTGTACATACCAGGTAAATCTAATTTTGGTAGGTTTTCCATAACCTTTTGAGAAAATTTCATAAGGTATTCCCAATTTTGAGGTGGAATACGGTACTTTCCTCCTTCTTGTATAGGTGTTTCTACAAGATCCTTGGATGTAACTATACTGTATGCATAAATACCATCTATAAAGTAACAACGAATTTCTGGATTATCCTTATCAAAACCAGGAATGTATTCTTGAATAATTATGGATTTGTACTTTGGTATATTTTTGGCTAGGTATTTCTTAAATCGGTCTTTTTGACAAAAAAGAGTACTTTTACAAACTTGTTTTTTACAACTAGATTGTTCAGCACATCCAGGATTGGACAAGAATTTAGCAAAATCCTTTGATTCCTGTCCATAAACAGGTTTTGTTATAATAGATTCCCATTTATTAGTTGTAATTTTTGAAAGTATTTTATTTACGTAACTATCGGAATTACGTGTATTCCATTTATACTTGGTAATACAGTGGGTTGGGGCGACAGGTATATTTTTACCAGCAAGGTATTTGTAATAGTGACACTTGTTATTTATAAATTTTTGATAATTATAAGGAGGATAGACATTATTACTCTTTTTTAACGCATGTTTAAATTTTAAAAATTTTGTTTTATCGCTAAGATGGAATGATTCTAACAGATCGTAAATGATTACAAAAACGATATCATTCTTTTTAAATCTTCTTACAGAAATTTCATCGGGTGTTATATAATCAACTGTTACACCTTTTGATTCAAGATAAATCCCTATAGCAACATCAGCAGGAACGCACAATTTTTTTTTACGCATAATTGTAAATTTACTGTAACGTGGATCTTTTGCTAATTGAAGATAATCTTCTGAATTGATTTCCATAAGTTCATCTTTCTTTTTTTCCGCATTTTTATAATTTAAGACTATACCGACTTTTAAAGTTTCCATTTATATTAACAATTATAAAAATTAAATAGATAATTCGTAAGTATTTTTTTATTAATAACTGAGTATATAAAAATGGTAGATAATTTATCATCCATTGTGATATTACGTGCATTATTTCTATTATTATTAATAGAAAAGGGATGGACTATAAAAAAAACTAAAAATGAAAAGAATACATATACAATGTATAAAAGTATTAAAAAAAATAATTAACTTAAAAGAAGAATATATTATTTATAATAAAGAATGGGCGGTGGTCTTATGCAATTAGCCGCTTACGGCTCCCAAGATGTATATCTTACAACCAATCCAGAAATTACATACTTTAAAGCTGTTTATCGTAGATATACAAACTTTTCTATGGAATCAATTGTACAACTTGTTGATGGTAATATAAATTTTGGAGGTAACGTCACAATTGTTGTTGCAAGAAATGGTGATCTTTTAGGAAACATGGTACTTCAAGTTTCTCTACCAAATGTAAGTACATACATTGTTAGTCCAAGTTCTTATAGTTATCTTGGATGGATGCAAAGTGTTGGTAATTATCTTATTAAATATATTAGTATAGAAATTGGAGGACAACAAATTGATGAACAATATGGTAAATGGATGGATATCTGGTCAGAACTTAATTTATCTGGAGCACAGTTAAATGGTTATGGAACAATGGTTGGTAAAAATTTTAACAATGCTGTTTGGCAACCATACGATCCAAGCGTTGAACCTGGTTCTAGGTTAATGATACCACTGTTATTCTGGTATTGCAGAAACCCAGGTTTAGCTATACCAATTATAGCACTTCAGTATCATGAAATTAAACTTAAAATTACATTTGAAAATTTTAATAATTTAATAGTAGCTATTAATAATGGCCAGTACGTCACTCCGGTATTAAATGGTTTAACTCCACCTCTTAGTAATAACTTTGCTATATGGAATAATTATTATTTCTTAGATACTACAGAACGTAGAAAATTTGCACAAAATCCTCACGAGTACCTTGTAGAACAAGTACAGTCACAAACAGGAAATGTAATAACTTCAACTGGTGAAAATTTTATAAGACTTAATTTAAATCACCCAACTAAAGAACTTATTTGGGTTTTTAATAGAAATGGAACAAGTGCTCCTCAAAATGATTTTAGTATAGGAACGGACTTAATTCCAAATGGAACACCTGCACAATTTGCTCCAATGTATTCTTTTAAATTAATTCTTAACGGAACCGATAGATTTAAGGAAAGATACGCTGAATACTTCCGCCTTAACCAAAATTACGATCACCATACTAAAACTCCAGGAAACTACATCTATACTTATTCATTTTCACTTAGACCTGAAGAGCATCAACCATCTGGTACATGTAATTTTAGTAGAATTGATACAGCCCAACTTAATTTTTTTCTTAGAAACAGTAGTACTTCACCTGGAAATTTAGACGGATCGCCCCAAGAAAACTACGATGAACTTCCAAGTTATACACTTTTTGCACCAAGTTACAATATTTTAAGGATTATGGGAGGCATGGGAGGTTTAGCCTACAGTAATTAAAATTAAATAATTTAATTAATTAATTAAATTAATTTCGTAATTTTCCAGAAAAATAAAATATTTCTAAAGAGTACAAATTTACCAAACTAACTAAAAATGGGAGGAGGACTTATGCAGCTTGTTGCCTACGGCGCCCAGGATATCTATCTTACAGGTCAGCCCCAGATTACTTTCTTCAAGAGCGTCTATCGCCGTCACACTAACTTCGCCATTGAGTCTATTCTCCAGACCATCAATGGTTCCGTCACCCCTGGTTCCAGGGTATCTGTTACAATCAGCCGTAACGGAGATCTCCTTAAGAACCTCTGGTGTCAGTACAACCCCAGCCTTCTCGTCCCCGTTGCCGGTACAACCGTCACCCAGCTGGCTGATGATCTTTCCCATGCTCTCCTTCAGATTCTTGAGATCGAAATTGGAGGTCAGCTGATTGATCGCCAGTATGGTCTCTGGCTCAGCGTCTGGCGTGATCTTGTTGAGTGCAACCCTACCGGTAACCAGGGTACTCTCCTTGCCGGTGGTGCTGAGCCCGTTCTTAACTCCTCAACTGGTCTTGAGAGTTCCACCAAGTACCAGAGGATGGCCTACACTCACTACGGAGGTAACGGTATTACCAACACTGCTTCTGCCCCCACTGAGGCTTACATTCCCATGCGCTTCTGGTTCTGCAAGAACCCCGGACTTGCCGTTCCCCTCATTGCTCTCCAGTACCACGAGGTTAAGTTCAACATCCAGTTCGCCCTTGCAAGTTCTTACCTTTTCCCCGCCACTGCCGCAAGCTCCCTCGCCAGTGCCAACTTCCAGGTCTATGCTGACTACGTTTATCTCGACACCACTGAGCGCAGGCAGTTCGCTCAGAATGCTCATGAGTACCTCATTGACCAGCTTCAGCAGCAACAGGAGTCTTCTTCCGGAACCTCTGCCAATAACACCATTCGCCTTAACTTCAACCACCCTGTTAAGGAGCTTATTTGGTGCGGTTCCCCAGTTACTCTCAGCTCTGCAAGCTCTGTTGATAACACTGCTGGAGGTGCTACACCCAGTCTTATCACCAATCTTTCTGGTGCTGCCAGTAACACCCAGATCAAGATCATCCTTAACGGTACCGACCGCTTCACTGCCCGGAATCTTAAGTATTTCACCAGGAACCAGGTTTGGGATTGCCACACTGGTTTCGGTGCTACAGGTGTTCCTGATTCCATTGCTCTGTATTCTTTCGCTCTCCGCCCCGAGGAGCACCAGCCCAGCGGTACATGTAACTTCTCCCGTATTGACACTGCTCAGCTTTCATTCCTTGGAGGTTCCGGTGAGACCATTTCCGCCCTTACTATCTTCGCGGTAAATTACAACGTGCTCAGGATTATGTCCGGTATGGGAGGTCTTGCTTATTCAAATTAAAACTAGCATTGCTAGTTTTAATACGCATTTTGCTTTCAGCAAAATGCTCGAGCAATTAAAGCGGTTAATTATAAAATTTATAAAAATAAACTTTGTAACCTTTTTGTAAAAATCAAGGATCTTTTGTTTTTTTGTTCCCCCATTTTTAAACAAAAATAAAATATGACAAATTGATTAAATGTAAAATACTCGGTAAATA